ATCTTCGCCCTTAAGAACGCCGCTCCCGAGGAGTGGAAAGACAAGGTGCAGAACGAACACAGCGGCCCCCAAGGTGGCCCTATCCCTGTCGAGTGGGTGATAGTTGACCCTAAAGCTTGAGTGCCCAAGGGTCTTTGCTCCGCTGCTGCCCCCGGCGCGTTACAAGGGCGCCCACGGCGGGCGGGGCTCTGGCAAGTCGCACTTTTTTGCCGAATTGCTTGTGGCGCGCTGCGCTAGGCAAAAGACCGACGTTGTTTGCATCCGCGAAATCCAAAAATCGCTGGCGCAATCGGTCAAGAAGCTGGTCGAGAGCAAGATTGCCAAAATGGGCCTGTCGGATCGGTTCACGATCTTGAACACGCACATTGAGGCGCCATACGGCGGCGTCATCGTCTTTCAGGGGATGCAGGACCACACCGCCGAAAGCATCAAGTCGCTTGAAGGCTTCGACATAGCGTGGGTCGAAGAGGCCCAGTCTCTCAGCCAGGCCAGCCTAACGCTTCTCCGTCCGACGATCCGCAAAAGTGGGTCTGAGCTGTGGTTCTCGTGGAACCCGAACCGCAAGGCCGATCCGGTTGACGCGCTGCTGCGTGGGCCGACACCGCCGACCGGCGCCGTGATCGTTCAAGCCAACTGGTCGGATAACCCGTGGTTTCCCGCTGAGCTAGAGCAAGAACGCCGGGACGATGAGCGCGACCGGCCCGACAATTACGAGCACGTGTGGGACGGCGGATACAAGAAGGTGACTGAGGGCGCGTATTACGCTGCCGATTTGACCAAGGCCAAGAAAGAGGGCCGGATTGGCAAGGTCGCCGCAGACCCCCTTATGACGATCCGGCTGTTCTTCGACATCGGCGGAACGGGCGCGAGAGCGGACAGCCTCACCATTTGGGCGGCGCAGTTCATTGGTCGCGAGATCAGGTGGCTCGACTATTACGAGGCGCAAGGCCAACCGCTCGCCACTCACGTCAACTGGATGCGAGCGCAGGGCTATACGCCCGACCGCGCGCAAATCTGGCTGCCTCACGACGGGGCGAGCAACGACAAGGTTTTCGACGTCTCTTATGAGAGCGCGCTGCGTTCAGCGGGCTACACGGTCACAGTGGTCCCGAACCAGGGCAAGGGCGCTGCTTCCGCTCGCATTGAGGCCGGGCGGCGCTTGTTCCCATCGATGTGGTTCAACGCTGACACCTGCCAAGGCGGGCTGGACGCGCTCGGAGCCTATCACGAACAGAAACACGAAAAGACCGGCGTTGGCTTGGGGCCAAAGCACGATTGGTCGTCGCACGGCGCCGACGCCTTTGGGCTTGGCTGCGTCGCTTATGAAGAACCGATGATCAAGCGGCCTCGCCCTCAATCGCAGGTCGGCTCTTACGGATGGATGGGCTAGTGTCTGACGATATCCTAGACCAGGCCCGCGAGGCGTTTGAACAGGCGCGCGACGCCGAAAACGACAACCGCGAACTGTGGCTGGATGACGTCAAGTTTGCCCGTCTGGGCGAGCAATGGGACGAGCGCGTTAAGCAGCAGCGCGAGCTTGAACAGCGCCCGGTCTTGACCGTCAACAAGCTGCCCGCGTTCATTCGGCAGGTGGTCAACGATGCCAGGCAGAACAAGCCAAGCATTAAGGTTCACCCGGCGGATAGCGACGCCGATCCGGCTGTCGCGGACATCTACTCCGACCTTATCCGCAACATTGAGTACACGTCAGACGCCGACGTTGCGTACGATACCGCGATGGAGTGCGCGGTAACGGGTGGATACGGGTTCTTTAGGATCAACACCAAGTACGCGACCGGCGACACGTTCGATCAGGACCTGTGCGTCGAGCGGATCGCTAACCCGCTGGCGGTCTATGGCGACCCCTATTCCACGGCGGCTGATAGCTCCGACTGGAACAGCGCCTTTATCATCGACGTCATCAAGAAGTCGGTGTTCGAACGCGAGTACAAGGGCGCCGAGGCGGTCAACTGGAACGACGAACCATACTCCAGCCTGCGTGATCCGTGGATCTCTGACGATAGCGTGCTGATCGCCGAGTGGTGGAAGCGCGACAAGGTAAAGAAGCAGATCCTCCTCCTCTCCAACGGCGAGGTTATCGACGCCAAGGTCTACGCGACGCACCAGGCGACGTTTGAGGCTGAGGGAATTGCGGTGGTCGGCTCGCCCCGTGAGATCGAGGGCTATAAGGTCACGCAATACACCATGACCGGGGCGGAGGTTCTGTCCACGGTCGAGTGGCCGGGCAAGTATATCCCCATCGTCCCGGTTTACGGTGACGAGGTGAACGTCGAGGGCAAGCGACATTTCCGCTCGCTCATCCGCGACGCCAAAGATGCACAGCGGATGTATAACTACTGGCGCACGATGGCGACGGAGCTGGTAGCCCTTGCCCCCAAGGCGCCGTTTATCGGGCGTGTCGGTGCGTTTGAGACCGAGCGCGGCAAGTGGGAAACCGCCAATAGCGCGACGCACGCCTTCATTGAGTACGACGGGCCAGAGGCTCCGCAGCGTCAAGGCTTCGCTGGCGTTCCGGCTGGCGCGCTGCAAGAGGCCCTGTCTACGTCTGACGAGATGAAGGCGATCCTTGGCATCTATGACGCCTCGCTCGGCGCCCGGTCTAACGAGACCAGCGGGCGGGCGATCATGGCTCGCCAGCGGGAAGGGGACGTGTCCACGTTCCACTTCGTGGACAACCTGTCGCGGGCCATTCGCCACGCCGGGCGCATCCTGATTGACCTGATCCCGCACGTGTACTCGACAGAGCGTATCATCCGCGTCATGGGCGTTGACGGCTCGCCCCGCAATGTGCCGATCAATCAAGAAACGCAGGCCCTTGACGAAAAGGGCCAGCCGGTTGTTGACGGCGAGGGGCGGCCTATCCCGGCGGTGTACGCGCTGGACGCTGGCAAGTATGACCTGATCGTCGCTGCTGGACCGTCCTACACGTCACGCCGCGAGGAAGCCGCCGAACAGATGACGGCGCTGATACAGGCGTTCCCGCAAGCCGCTCCGCTGCTGGGCGACCTGATCGCCAAGTCAATGGACTGGCCGGAACACGAGGAAGTCGCCAAGCGCCTCGCCGCGCTGAACCCGCAAGGCCAACAGCAAGGCATCCCGCCGGAACTGCAACAGCAGATTCAGCAAGGTCAGGCCATGATCGGCCAGCTCCAGGCGGAAAACGAGGCCATGAAGTCGGACCAGTCGCTGAAGGCGGCGGAACTTCAGGTGAAACAATTCGAAGCCCAGACCAAGCGTTTTGAGGCTGAGACCGACCGCGCAAGGGTCGAACAAGAAATGCGGATGACCGCATTGGGCCAAGCCACAGCGCAGCCCCTGATCTAACCCCCAAAGGGACACCATGGAAAACGAGACCAATCCGGAAGCGGAAGCCCCGGAAGTCGAGGACGTGCAGGACGATCTGGACGTTGAGTTTGACGGCGACGCCGACGAGGCAGAGCCTGAGGACGATACCGAAGAGGTTGACCTAGACGGGGTAAAGCACCGCATTCCGAAGGCGCTCAAGGGCGCGTTCCTGATGCAGGCGGACTACACCCGCAAAACGCAAGAGATCGCTGAACAGCGCCGGGAATTGGGCGAAAGGCTGGCCCAACAGTCTCAGGTGTCCGAACAGATCGTGCAGGCCAAGGCCCGCGTGGTCATGGTCGAGCAGCAACTTGCGGACTATGAGACGATTGATTGGGACGGCTGGGAACAACGGGTCTCCGCTTTTCGTGCTGCCGGGCAGTACGATCAGGCGCAAGAGGATGCCCTTGCGCTCCAAAGCGCCCTTCGCAAGCATCAAGCCTTGAAGGAAGCCCGCGCCGAGGCTGGGCAGTATGTCCAATCGGCGCAACAGGAAGCCTCACTGGTCGCGGCACGCGAAAGCGCACGCCAGGCACAGGAAAGCATGGCTTACCTTGAAGCAAACAACATCGCCCTTACCCCTGATCTGGCTGGCAAGCTGATCCAGTTTGGAACGCAGTTTGGTTACAGCCCGCAAGAGCTGAACCAAGTCACTGACGCGCGTTTCATCGTGGCCATGCACCGGCTCATGGAGCTGGAAAAGGGCGCGAAGACGAACAAGGCCGTTCAACAGGGCCTCAAGGCTCAATCGGTGCAACCGGCGCAAAAGGTGCGCGGCGCAAATAGCGCCCCGTCCGGCAGGCTGGATGACCGGGCGAGCGTTGATGCCTGGATGAAGGCCCGACAAGCACAGGCCGCCCGCAAGCGCGGCTAACCCCATTCCATTTGAAAGGAAACGTCATGAGCAACGTGCTTCTGACTCCTACTGCTGTTACCAGAGAGGCCCTTCGGGTTAAGTAGAAGCCCCTTCACGCAGCAATGTGTGTCGAAAACGACGTGAATTCGGTGGAAATCTAAACTTCTGACGTCTATATTAAGTTATGGACGAAAGAAGCATGACAATACCGAGCCAAGGGCTGATTATTTGCAAAGGGTGCGGCCAACTGGCTGCGCCGAGTAGCGGCAGGGTTAAGTTTTGCGACGAATGTTCGCGAAAACTCTCTGTCGAGTACACAAGACGATATCGAGAGAAGCTAAAGGCGAACCCCGTCACCGTAGTCTGCAAGGGCTGCGGTGGAGAGTTCAGCACCGCGAAACGCGGGGCCAAGTGGCGATGCCAGCCATGCACCAGCGAATATCAACGAGAGCTGGCCCAACGGGATAAAGAGCGCCACGCGTTCTATTCCCGCCGATATCGAGCCAAGCAAGGCGACGCCTACCGGGTCAAAATGACCAACCGGCGGCTCGATGCCTTGGCGACAATGACACCTGAAGAGGAGGTGGCGTTCAGGGCTGCGGAGGCTGACAAGGCTCGCAGGCTGCACGCTGCTCGAAGGGCCAAGATATACGCTGCATACGGCGGTAAGTGCGCGTGTTGCGGTGAAGATGAAGCGGCGTTCCTGTCTATCGACCACGTGAACAACGACGGCGCGGAAATGCGTCGCGAAGGTGTTCATTCACGCGGCGGGACGGCGTTTTATCAATGGCTGGTCAAGAGCGGGTTTCCGCCGGGCTTTCAGGTCTTGTGTATGAATTGCAACGTGGGAAAGCACCGCAACGGTGGTGTTTGCCCGCATCAGTCAAGGTGTAACGACTATCCCGTAAGGGAGTAGGGCCAAGCGGCCCGAAGCGCGTCGCGCCCCACCGGGGCGATGAGATAGTCTGCTCTGCGGAGGAAACCCGCAGCTGCCGAAAGGCGGTCTCGGAAGTAGCGAACCGAGGCGAACATCAGGTCTCCACCAGAAGCTGACCTTCATCGGCAGCATCAACCGTCAGTACGATGACAGCTTCGCCAAGTCCGGCGCCAAGATCGGCGATAGCCTCAAGATCCGCCTGCCGAACCAATACACCGTCCGTACGGGCCGTGTAATGTCGGTGCAGGACACCAACGAAACCAGCGTCACGCTGCAAGTCGCCACTCAAAAGGGTGTCGATCTGGCGTTTACGTCGGCTGACCTCACCCTGTCGCTGGACGACTTCTCCAAGCGCATCCTTGAGCCCGCTATGGCGGTTCTCTCGGCGGCCATCGAGAGCGACGCCCTGTCGATGCGTCGGGACGTCTACAATCAAGTGGACAACACCGCTGCCGCCATCACCTTCGCGAAGGTTCTGGAAGGCCGCAAGAAGCTGGAAGACAGCCTGACCCCGGCTGGTGGCCGCACGGCCCTGCTGAACACTCTCGACAACGCCCGCCTTGTGGACGCCCTCAAGGGCCTGTTCCAGGACGGTCGCGAGGTCGGCAAGCAGTACCGTGAGGGATACATGGGCTACGCTTCGGGCTTTGAGTTCGCCGAAAGCACCCATCTGTCGACGCAAGATCGCGGCGCCGGCAACGCCAGCTACGCGGTGACGACCACGGTTTCGACCCAAGGCGCCACTTCGGTTGTGCTGAAGACCGGCACCGGGGCCATTCAGGCGGGCGAGATCATCACCTTCGGGTCGGTGTTCTCTGTTCACCCTGAAACCAAGGTGTCCACGGGCATCCTGCAACAGTTTGTCGTCACGGCTAACTACGCGGGCGGCGCTGGCACCATCAGCGTTTCCCCGGCCATGCAAACGACCGGCGCCACGCAGAACATCTCGGCCTTCCCGCAAGCGGACGCTGTTGTCGCCATTTCTGGCACGGCTTCGACCAACTACGGCCAGTCGATGATGTACCACAAGGATGCGTTCACCTTTGCGACCGCTGACCTTGTGATGCCCAAGGGCGTCGATTTCGCCGCGCGTGAAGTCTACGACGGCATTTCGATGCGCGTCGTCCGTAACTACGACATCAACAACGACATCCTCCCGTGTCGTCTCGACGTCCTGTACGGCTACAAGACGCTTCGCCCTCAACTGGCAACCCGCCTTGCCAACTCCGCTTCGGTCTAAGGAGATCACAACATGGCTGTGAAGCAACTTTCTGACGGCAATCCGGACGGCACTACGCTCGGCCAATCGGCCACCGACCTGATCGCCTTTTACGGCAGCACTCCGCTGGCCCGTCCGGCCGGTGCGGCTCAAGCTGCGGTGACTGATGGTTCGACCGGCACTGCCGCGCCGACCAACGGCATCGCCGCTCTGACTGGCACCTACAACAGCACCATCCTTGCCAACGCTATCGCCACTCTCGCCGCCCAGGGCAACGCCCTGCGTAACGCGCTGGTGTCGCTTGGCGCGATCAAGGGCGCTGCGTGAAACTACTTGTGGCTGTTCCTGCCTATGATGGCGGGATTACCGTGGAAACGGCGCGCTCCCTGCTCAATGAGCAGGGGGCTGCGGCTCTCACGGGTGTGGAGTTTGAGGTCGCGTTCCTTCCGCGATGCAGCCTGATCACCCAGGCGCGCGACCAACTGGCCAATCAGTTCATGGCCAGCGACGCGGACAAGATGATTTTCCTCGATAGTGACGTTGCATGGGAGCCGGGCGCAATGCTGCGACTGGCCAGCCACGACGTTGACTTCGTTGGGGGCGCCTACCGGCTAAAGCAGGACGCGGAAGCCTATCCGGTGACGTGGCTGGAGGGCGAGGAGCTTTACGCGGTCAACGGGCTGCTGGAGGTCGAAACCCTGCCCGGCGGCTTCCTGTGCCTCTCCAAGCGGGTCTTTGAGACGCTGGCCAAGCCGGAACACGTCTACTCGCATTTTGCGTTCACGGGCTTTGCGTTCTTCCACGTTCCTAGAGGGGGCGGGGAGGACACGCGGTTCTGCCTCGATTGGCGGGATGCGGGCGGCAAGGTGTGGCTGGACCCTGAACACCGGCTGACGCACGTCGCGGGGTCGAAGTCCTACACCGGCCACGTTGGCGAATGGATCAAAAATGGCTCTAACCACCTACAGTGAGCTGAAGACGTCCATTGCGTCATGGCTGCACCGCACTGACCTGACGTCGGTGATTCCTGACTTCGTGACCTTGGCTGAAAAGGCGTTCGGCACGGGACCGGAGGCGATCAAGTCGCCCCGCATGATGACGCGGCTCGCGATCACCGTTGATGCGGAATATGAGGCGGTCCCGTCCGATATGGTCGGCATCGTGTCTCTGACGCTGACCACGAACACGGACATTTACCCGCTGGACAACGTGACGCCGGAAAGCCTCGCGTTCCTGCGTGCGACGACGGACATTCAGGCGGCGTTCCCGCGCTCGTTCGCGATGGTCGGCGATGATTTCCGTTACTCGCCGGTTCCCGATCAGGCGTACACGGGCGAGCTTGCCTACTACGCCGCGATTCCGGCCCTGAGCGACAGCAACGCGTCCAACTGGGTTCTGGCCAACTATCCCAACGTCTACCTCTACGGCTCGCTTTTGCAGGCGGCGCCGTACCTGGTGGACGATGAGCGGGTCGGGCTTTGGCAACAGCTTTATCAGACGGCGCTGGCGGGGCTGATCGCCTCTGAGCGGCGCCGGCAAGGCGTGATGTTCACGCCGCAATTCACCGCAAACGACATCATCCCGACGCGGCGGGGCTACTTCAACATCACGACGGGGCTCTAAATGTCTCACTCTCCTCAAGGGGTGGCGGTTCTTACCGCTGTTCTCACACGCCCTGCCGATACGACGGCGTACACGGCTAACGATCTGGTTGCGCGTCAGACGGCTGTTGTGCCGGTCAACTCGCCTGCCATTGTGAACGCCGTGGCCATGAAGGGCGATGCGTTCCGGCTGGACCGGGTGCGGCTTCGCAAGTCGAGCATCTCGCTGACCAGCGCCAGCTTCCGGGTGCATTTCTTCGACCGGCTTCCGACGTGGACGGTTGGCGACAACGGCGCCGGGGGAGCGATTGGCGCGCTGGCGGTGACGGACATGGCCGGGCACTGTGGCTTTGTTGACGTGACGATGGACCGGGCTTCGGCCGCGGCCGGAGCCTATGGCATGGCTAACCCGTCGTCAGGCGCCATCACCATCGCCCCCCAGGCCGACACGACCATCTACATCGCGGTGCAGGCGACGGCGGCTTACACGCCTGCCTCGGCTGAGGTGTTTACGGTTGACGTCGAGGGCATCCGTCCTTGACACCCGCGAGCATCATCCCGGTTTTCGGATCGCAGCGGCCTTACGCCGATCTGAACTTCGCGGGCGGATCATTTGGGCTGGACGGTCGGTCGGTGAGCGACCTGACTGCGCTTCCCGGCTTTACGTTCACCCGTGCGTCCCTCGCCATGGGCTACGACGGGACGGGGAAGCTGGTCTATGGGCCGAATAATCTGCTGCTGCAAAGCCAGACGCTAGACAACGCGAGCTGGACGCTAAACAGCGCGACGATTACCGCGAACGCCGTTGCGGCGCCAGATGGGACGCTGACGGCGGACAAGCTGGTAGAAGTCGCGGCCACCACGAACCATTATGCCCTGCAAGTGGTCACGACTTCTGCAAACCAAACAGTAATTAGCACTTATGCTAAGGCCGCTGAGCGGTCTTTCGTGCTGGTTTACCACAACGTCAGCGCCTCCGGTCGGGTGTTCAATCTTTCAACGGGCGCGTTGGGTGGGACTGGCGGCGCGGCGGCTCCGCAAGCATCGGCTATGCAAAGCGTCGGCAACGGCTGGTATCGGTGTTCGATTACGGTAGCAACGACTGCGGCGGCCAATCAGGCGCGACTGTACGTACTTGCGGCGGACGACGGTTCGACGTCCTATGCAGGCGACGGCACCTCCGGCATCTTCCTCTGGGGCGCTCAACTCGAGGCCGTCACCTACCAGACGACCCCCAGCACCTACTACCCGACGACCACGGCGGCATACTACGGCCCTCGCCTCGTCTACGACCCGGTAACGCTGGCCTCTCAGGGCATCCTCGTAGAGGAAGCGCGGACTAATCTGCTGACGCAAAGTCAGAACCTTGCGACGGCTTTAACGGTCAGTAATTCGGTTTTGACCGCAGCCGCTGCGACATCGCCAGACGGCACGGTTAACGCCACGTCGTTAATGGAGAACGCGGCAAACGCCTCGCATTGGGCCTACCATACCAGCGTCAACGGCGTTTCAGCGACAACTTACACTTACTCGCTGTTTATCAAGGACAACGGGCGTTCTGCTGTTTGGCTGAACGTCCAAGCCTCGCCGAATAATTACTTTACGGCGGTCTTTGACCTGTCCGGCGTGTCGGTTAGCCAAACCTCTGTGGGAAGCACGTCGGGAACGATCTCGGCCAGCTCGATCCAGAGCGTTGGAAACGGCTGGTATCGCTGCGTTGTCACTGGTGTGGTAACTGGCACGTCAAGCTTCTGCGTGGGGCTGGCGACGGCTCCGACGGGCAACACGTTCACGACGGTCGGGGTGGTGTCAGCCTACGTTGGCGACATTACCAAGGGCGCGTACATCTGGCAAATCCAGGTGGAGGCCGCCGTCGGAGCATCCTCCCCCATCCCAACCACAACAGCGGCGGTAACGCGGGCGGCGGATGTTGCTGCGGTGACGGGGCTTTCTCTAGCCTATCCGCTTTCCATCACGGTCGACGCCTACCGGGCGCTAGACAAGGGGGCGGACGAGTTTTGGGCGCAAGTGGACGACGGCGCGGCGACCAATCGTACCGTTGTGCAAGTCAACCCCAGCGACAAGCTGGAAGTCGGCGTAGCGACGGGCGGGGCGGGGCAGGGTTCCTCCACTAGCGCGGCCAGCGTCCCGGTGGGCGCAACGTCAAAAGCTGCGGCTCGCCTTGCTACCAACAGCATCGCAGGGGCGCTTAACGGCGTCCTTAGCCCGGAAGACACAGCGGCCACGATGCCCTCAGGGCCAGCAAACCTTCGCATTGGATCGAACCAAAGCGGGCAGGCGCAGCCGAATTACACCATCTCCCGCATCCGCATTTACAACCGCGCCCTTCCGGATGCCCAACTGCAAAGCCTCACGACATGAGCTGGAATCCTGCACTGATCGACGGGCCTATAACCGTCTACACCTACGGCGAGCCCGACGCTGATGGCGTCCGCCCTGTCACCGGGACCATTGAAGGCTATCACATCAACGTCGCCCCCTGGCTCGTGACCGAGGAGCTGGCGTTCTACGCGGTGACGCCTGAGAACCCGGTGCGGATCTTCGCGGGCGGCTCTACCGGGTGGCTGAAGTTCCCCGACGAGGCGACGGCGCGGGCGCTGCTGGCTGACTACTGGATAGACGACGCGGCCTAGCCGCTCTCCGCACAAGCTGACTGCAACAACGCGCCTTTGCGCGCGTCACCTCATGGGAGGTTGCCATCCCCGACGCGAACACGACCAATTACAATTGGGTCAAGCCCGAAGTCGGCGCTTCCAGCGATACCTGGGGCACGAAGATCAACACCGATCTGGACGGCATCGATACAATCGTCTTCGGCAAGGTGGACAAGGCCGGGTCTACCATGACCGGCGTGCTAGTCGGCACAACGCCTGCGGCTGGCGGTGCGGGCTATGCTTCGTTCCGTTACCCGCATGGCGCGGCTCCGACCACGAACATCACCAACGGCGACGCATGGACCACGACGGCGGGGTTTTTCGTTCGCCTGAACGGCACGACGCATCAACTGGCCTCGCTGGCCGGTGGCACGTTCACCGGGCCGGTTATCACGGTGGCCTCTGGTACGGGCGCGGCAGGGTTCAACGTCCCGGCTGGCACGGCTCCCACCAGCCCGAACAATGGCGACGTGTGGGTCACGTCGTCGGCCCTGTCGGCGCGGATCGGCGGGGCTAATGCCGCGATCAAGCCGGGGGCCTGTATTGCGGGGATGGCGTATGGCAGCGTCTCGTCGACAATTCTGTCAATGCAGTTTGTTTCGGGTGTAATCAGCACCGTCACGCGGACTGCTGTTGGCCGCTATCTTGTCACCCGTTCACCAGCGGCGAGCGCGGTCGGCGATTGGACGGTAATTGGAAGCACCGGCGGCAACTCCGCTGTTTTGCAGATCGAGACAACGCCGGGGACGCAAACCACGACAACGGCGGATATTCGGTTTTACAACTCGTCCAACGCACTAACCGACCCTAACTACTTTACGTTTACCGTCGTGGATCGCGTGCTCTAAATGCTGGTCAACATTGACTTGCCGCCGGGGCTGATGGCCAACGGAACGGCAAGGCAGGCCAAGAACCGATGGCGGGCCGGGAACCTTATCCGCTGGCCTGATGGCAACAACCTCCAGCCGGTCGGCGGATGGGCGGCAGCGACCGCAAGCACGGTCACGGGCAAGGCTCGCGCCTGCCTGCCGTGGGTGGCCACCAATGGCAACCGATGGCTTGGCGTGGGCACGCATTCGGGCCTGTACGTCATGTCTGCCGATGGCACGATCA